AGATAGAGGGTAAGGCCATGCGTGTACCACTCAATGAGTGTATACGTCACCTACTTATTACTGGTAATGCTGTACTCCATGCTGAAAAAGATAATACTATCAGGGTATTTCATTTAGATCAGTATGTAGTTAGGCGTGATCCACAAGGTAAAGTCCTAGAGATTATAGTTAAAGAACAGATGAGCAGAGAGTTATACACAGAGATCTTTAACTCTGCTCCTCCTAATGAAACTGGTACTTCTGCTGATGGTAATGAAAAAGAGTTAAGCCTATACACTTCAGTTAAACGTATAGACAAGAAGATCAAAGTAAGACAAGAGGTAAACGATAAGAGAATACCTGGTACAGACTCTGAGTATCCTTTAGAGAAGACACCTTGGTTAGCCTTAAGGTATAATGCTATTGATGGTGAGGACTATGGACGAGGGTTTGTAGAGGAGTACTTAGGTGATCTTAAGACAGTAGAAGGATTAAGTAAAGCTATCATTGAGGGTACAGCTGCTGCTGCTAAGGTGTTGTTCTTAGTTAAACCTAATGGTACAACTAAGATGCGTACTATTAGTAACGCACCTAACCTAGCTGTAAGACAAGGACATAAGGATGACGTTACTGTAGTACAAGTGGAGAAGTTCAGTGACTTCAGAGTAGCAAGAGAGACAATGGAAGGTGTAGAGCGTAGACTAGCTGCTGCCTTCTTGTTAAACCAAAGTGTACAAAGGGATGCTGAGAGAGTAACTGCTGAAGAGATTAGGTTTCTAGCTAATGAACTAGAGACTAGCTTGGGTGGTATCTATAGTCTTCTTTCACATGAACTTCAGTTACCACTAGTCAGACGAATTATAGCAGTATTAGAAAGGGAGAAGAAGTTACCTAAGTTGCCTGAGGGTACAGTAGAACCTGTGATTATCACTGGGTTTGAAGCACTAGGTAGAGGTAATGATGCTAACAAGTTGGCTACTTTTCTTCAGACTGCTACACAAATCTTAGGGCCAGAAGCTGTACTAGGATATACTAATGCTAGTGACGTTCTTAAACGTCTAGGAGTAGGCTTTGGTATAGACATGAAGGGACTCATTAAGAGTGAGGAACAAGTACAACAGGAGAGACAACAAGCCCAACAAGCACAACAACAAGCAGAGATGATGAAAGCTGCGACACCCAATGCTGTTACGCAGGGTGGTGAAATGATTAGACAAGGAGCACAACAAGGTGAGCAGAACTAAAGATACAAATAAGAAAGAAAAGATTAAAGAAAAAGAAAAGGTTGCTAGGTCTGTTACAAGTAAAGCAGAACTAAAAGATGTAGAAATTGTCAGTGAGATTATAGAACAGAAAGCTGGAGTAAGAACTAATAATTCTCTTCCCTCAACGTACACTAAGATTCAGTTGCGTAACGGAACAATCAAAGAAACTTACGGAGAGAGATATGGCAAACCAGCTAACGGTTGAGAATGAACAGTCTGATATGACTGTGGAGGATGCACACAATCAGGAGATGATTGATCTTGTTTCTGAGAAAGAGATTGTCCCACCAGGGATGGAACCTCAGGATAAGTTTGGTGGTGACTATGAGAAACTCATGGAGAGCTACCAGCAATTAGAGAAGAAGTTAGGTCAACCTGCACAGCCTGAAGTAGAACCTGTAGAGTCAGACCTTAGTATACCTCAGGCTCCTGAAGATGGTGCATTTGATATGGCTGCTCTACAGCAGGAGTATATGTCTACTGGTTCTTTAACAGATAATAGTTATCAACAACTAGAAGATGCAGGTATCAGTAGAGAGTATGCTGATACATACATTGCAGGAGTCAAAGCATTGGGTGAACAAATAGGTAACAATGTTAAAGCTTCTGTAGGTGGTGATGCTGAGTATAGTAATATGGTTGAGTGGGCTAAGGCTAACTATAACCAAGATCAAATTCAAGCTTATGATAAAGCTGTAAATAGTGGTGATGTTAATACTGCTATCATGGCAGCTAAAGGATTACGTTCTGATTATACCAACACAGCTGGTAGTGAAGGCACGACTTATGGAGGCACACAAGCTGAACCTGAGGGTTCAGGAGATGTCTTTAGGTCTAATGCTGAAGTAACTTCTGCTATGAAAGATCCAAGGTATGAGTATGATACTGCTTATAGGCAGGACGTACTTAATAGATTAGAACGCTCAGATATATTCTCTCAAGGGAGACTATAAGTAGTACCTGCTATCAAGTATTAAACAAGTAGACAGAAGCCAGCTGCGGTTGATAACTTCTAGTTGAAAGTTAAAGAAAAGTATAGCTTATTTTGTTAGATACTTTTTATTAATTAAAAACTAGGAGAATAGTATGTCAGTTACGAATACGACTGCACCTGTCTTAACTATGACGAGGACAGGTCAAGCAAATTCTGCTGGTGATTCCTCTGCATTATTTCTTAAAGTATATGCAGGTGAAGTATTAACTGCCTTTGAACAAGCTAGTGTTACTATGGACAAGCACGTTATCCGTAGTATCTCTAGTGGGATCTCTGCACAGTTTCCATTAGTTTGGAAGACTGCTGCTACTGAGTATGCCTACATCAATGGCTCTGGTGATACTGGAACCACTGGTATTGAATTGGATGGTACGATCATCCACAAGAATGAGAAGGTCATCTCTATTGATGGTCTATTAATTGCTGATCACTTTGTGAACAACCTTGATGAGGCTATGTCTCACTTTGAGGTACGTTCTATCTACGCTAAGGAAGCTGGTATTGCCTTGGGTACACAATGGGATCAGAATGTTATGCAACAGGGAGTATTAGGAGCACGTTCAGCTACGCTAGTTACAGGTGGTAATGGTGGTTCTGTACTTACTAACGCATCTTATGGTACGTCAGGTACTACGTTGGGTAGTGGCTTGTTTGATGCTGCTGAACAACTAGATGAGAACAATGTACCTGAGAGTGACCGTTATATGTATGTACGTCCTGCTCAGTATTATCTCATGGCTGAGACTACTGACCTTATCAATCGTGATTGGGGTGGAAGAGGAGTCTATGCAGAAGGTGAAGTAATGAAGGTAGCTGGTATTCACATTGTGAAGACTAATAACCTACCTATTAGTAACATTAGTTCTGCTCAAGTAACAGCACATGATGGTAACTTCAGTACGACTAAGGCATTAGTTATGCACAAGTCTTCTGTAGCTACTGTTAAGTTGTTGAACCTTGCAGTTGAAACTGAATACAGCATCAAGAATCAGGGTTGGATCATCGTAGCTAAGTATGCTATGGGTCACGGATTTATCCGTCCTGAAGGTTGTGTTGAATTTAAAACCTCTTAAGGGAAAGGATATAAATTATGGTTGATATAGCTGATATCCAATCTCTTGCTTTGGCTGCTAATGCTGTTACTAATGTATCGTTAGTACAGCCTTATGCTGACAACGCTACTGTAGGTACATCTTTTGAAACAATCACCAACACTAATGCTGATCAGGTTCTTCCTGTCATTGCTGGTGCTGACATTGATGTAGTATCTGCTGCTGCTGGTGATGATGTTGGTTCTACAGGTGCTACTGAGGTTACAGTAACGTACCTTGATGATAATTTCAATCAGTATACTCAGGCTGTAGCTATGAATGGTACGACTGAAGTAGAAATGACTGAGCAGAATATTTCCTTTATTCAGAAAGCTGAAGTTACTGCTTCTGGTACTGGATTAGCTGCTGCTGGTGCGATCACTATTGCTGATGTAACTGGTGGTGGTGTTCATGCTCTTATTGATGCAGGTTCTAAAGAGTCAGGTAACTGTACTTGGAAAGTCCCTGCTGGTCACACTGGTTATGTTCATGGCTTCTGGTATGATGTAGATGCTGTAGCTGCTGGTGTTGGTACTGCTGAGATTGCTTTACAAGTAGCACACGCTGAGTCTTCTGGAGTTGCTAATTCAGAAACTTGGCGAACTGTTGCTAAAGTAACTGTAGTAGAGAATGATAATGATATTGTTTCTGCTACTGGTGGGAATCAAAATAACAATGGTTCATTTTCCTTTCCAGGGAATATACCTTTTGTTGTTCCTGCTAAATCTATGGTACGTTTGGCTGCTAAATCGCCAGCTGCTGTAGCCGTTACTGCTGGCTTTAGTATGTCAGTACAAGGCTCAGGTTCTGGTACTACGATAACAGATAGTTAAACTGTGGGGAGGGCTAGTATAGACTCCCCTTTTTTTTATAATAAGGAGAACAATTAAATGGCAGACACAAGTAGAACTGTCACAGATATGGCAAGCAATCTGTTCCAAGACAGTCAGGCTGCTGGTTCTATCACGCCTCAAGATCTTAGAGATTTCTTAGAGACTTGCCAAGTAAAACAAGGAAGCATTTACATCAGTACAGCTGGTGCGACAACCATTGCAGCACAGGCTAACGTAACTCCTAGCTCTCTTACCAACATGGTAGCAGTAGAGACAGGTGGTACGTTTACTCTTAGTACAGCTCCTACAGCTAATGAGTTTGATATGAATACAGATGGACAGTTGAGGTACACAGGTACTCCTACTACTAATGTATTCTTTACAGCTTCAATCATGCTAGAAATTGTAACAGCTGTAGTTGACCATGAGTTAGTTATGGCTGTAACTAAAAATGGAACAATAGTAACTGGTGCTAAGACTGGTGGTTTCTGTCCAAGAGTTACAACCAACTCAGTACCTATGTCTATCTCTGGTTTTACTTCAATGGCTACCAATGATTACTTAAACCTCTGGGTTGGTAATGTTGATGGCACAGGTAATGTATTAGCAAGGATGGCTCAACTTACAGCTCACAGTCTGGTAACTTAAAATGGCGTTTATATCCTTAACACCTATGTCGGAGCTTGAAGCGGTTAACCTGCTTCTGTCTGCTATAGGTGAAGCTGCTGTATCTAGTCTGGAAACAGCTACTACAGTAGAAGTAACTCAAGCTAAGAACTTGCTTTCTAATGTAAACAGAGCAGCTCAACAAAAGGGATGGCATTTTAATACAGAGTGGGACGTAGTGTTAACTAGAGATACTGATGATAGGATACCTCTTAGTGAATCTATTCTGTCTGTGTATCAGCCAGGACAGCTCATGACTATTAGAGGTAGGTCTGGTAGTATGTTTGCTTATGACTTAGATAATAATACTTTTACTTGGACTAAAAATCTTAACAATGCTGTTACTATTACTCTCTTAGATTTCATAGATACTCCTAATACTTTTAGACAGTATGTAACTACTAGAGCTGCTAGGATATTCCAAGAAGAAATCATAGGACAAGTATCTGCTGAGACTGTTAACAGACAAGAAGAAGCAGAAGCTTATGCTGACTTATTGGATGATGATGCAGAACGATCAGGATTAAATGTAGCTTATGGGACACTAGATATGTTAAATACAACTCAGCTTCACAGGAAGTTATGGTAGATGCCCTTAATTACAGAGCAAATAAGCAACCTAATCAATGGAGTATCTCAGCAACCACCTAGTTTAAGACTAGCCTCTCAATGTGAAATACAAGAGAATGGCATGGTCACTATTGCAGAAGGTCTTAAGAAGAGACCTCCGCTAGAGCATGTTACTAAGCTTAACAACAAGACAGATTTAGATGCTAAGATTCACTTCATTAACAGAGACCCTTCTGAGAGATATGTAGTTACTATCACTTCAGACCAGTTTGATAGTGCTTTTGCTTCTGACTTCTCTCAGACAGAGTTACAAGTATTCAGTTT